GTTTCTGGAACTGCTACTGTTGGTCTTTTAACTGCAACAACAATTTTTACTAACAATTATCTTGGAAACGGGGCATCTATAGTAGGTATTGTAACTCAAATTAATGTTGGAACAGGTCTTACTTTAACATCTACACAAACAGCAGGAAAGGGAATAGTTAATGTAGGAATTCGTACTACTATAGGAAAAACAATCTTTGTTTCCTTTGAAGGAAATGATTCAAATACTGGATTGTTAAATAATGACGCAAAGAAAACCATAAAAGCAGCAGCAGCACTTGCTTTACCTGGAGATACAATTAAAGTTTTCCCTGGTACTTATGTTGAAAACAATCCGATTATTTTGGCAAAAAATGTTTCCGTTGAAGGAACAGAATTACGCAATTGCTTAGTTTCACCACAAAACACTGGACTTGATTTATTCCACGTCAATGATGGTGTCCACATTACTGACCTAAGTTTTGTTGGTGCCGCAGCAACAAATGGAGCAGCAGTTATATCACTTCAACCTCTTGCTGGAGTTTCCACACATAGATTCTTTGATGCAGCAAGAATGATTCGTATGAATCTTGATTTTATTGCTTCAGAGACTGTTGGATACTTAACTAGCACTGACTATAGAAATCCAGTATTTAATTCTGGAATATCTACGATTAGAGAAGGTGTTATATCAACTCTTAAATCAGTTTGTTATGATATCACTAGAGGGGGAAATTCAAAATCTGTAGGGGCAGGTAAATCATATTACACTGAAGCAGGAGCACTTCAGAATATAGTTGGAATTAAATCTGAAACTATTGATGCTTTAAATTATGCTGTGGGAATTGCAAGGTCTTGTGTTAATAATGTTTCTTTTGCAAAAACAAGTGGTGGAAATTACCAAAGTCAGTACACACAGGTAAAAGATGTTTCTATTCAAGCAGATTCATCAACTGGTTCTAATACTGATTTAAATTCTTGTTCTAATGTAATCTCCGCATTGTACTCTTGTGTTGGAGTTGTAACCACAATAATTAATAATGGATTAAGTTCTCTTGGTGGAGCAGGAATCAATACAACCTTACCAACAGCATATAACGGACAAACAAGTAATAATTGGTCCAGCACAAAACTTGAAGGTACAACTTTCTCACCTGGTGTTGGAATTATTTCAAAGGGTCCTTATATTCGTAACTGCACAAATTTCATACCAAATAGTATTGGATTAAAGGTAAATGGATTTGATGCAGAACCAGGAGATGAAATTGATAATGGAATTCAAGGTTCTATGAGTGTTGATTCTTATACTCAATATAATCAAGGTGGAATTGGAGTTTCAATTACCAATGGTGGTTATGCTCAATTAGTTTCTATCTTTACAATTTGTGATGATATTGCAATTTATACATCTTCTGGTGGTCAATGTGATCTTACTAATTCCAACTCTTCATTTGGAACTTATGGATTATATTCAAATGGAGTTGGTGACAATACAAGTAGATCAATTTTTAGATACACTGGAACTGCAACTACAGAGGCCAGCACAAACCAAAATATAATTTCTGTATCTGGTCTTGGAACTAATAGACCTTATCAGGGACAAGCAATTTATTTTGGAGATTTATATTATGCGGTAGAATCTATAAGTGTTACTAATGGGGGTTCAGGGTATACTTCTGAACCTATTGTAACTATTGATGCCCCAACTGGTCCAAATGGAATTAGAGCAGAGGCATTCCCAGTGGTTCAAGATGGAAGAGTAACTGCAATCAATATTGTTAGTACTGGAAATCAATATTTAACGACACCAAATGTAACAATTAGTGGACCTGGAGCAGGAACAACTGCAACAGCATCTGCAAATATTTCTCCAGTATACTATAAAGTTGATAGTGCAACTTTACCATCTTCTGGAATATCTACTATCACATTAACTGAAAATCTAAATAATACTATTAGTGCAGGAACAACTGCATATTTCTCAAGAATGAGTTTGCAAGTTGCTTCTACAATATCATTTGAATATGTTGGAGCAGGTAATGCTATTGAATTTGCTAGACCATCTAAAGGTGGTGTGACAAGACAAGAAAATGAAGTCGTTAGAGCAAATGGTGGAGAAGTTGTTTATACTAGCACTGACCAGTCAGGAAACTTTAGAATTGGTGAGGGAGTGGTCATTAATCAATTATCAGGAACGATTACTGGAAGATCATTCAGTCAAAGTTTGTTAAATACAGTAACACCTTTACTTATTGCATTAGGAAAATAAAAATGGCAGTAGTAGCACTTAATACTTTTAAAACTATAAGAAAATCTTTAACAACTTCAAATGTTGGAATTTATACTTGTCCTTCTGGAGTTGCTTCAATTGTAATTTTAGCTCAAGTTACAAACGTTTCTTCTGGAACCACAACTTATTCCGTGTCTGCTATTCACTCCAGAAGCACAGAATCTCCAACTGACTACAAATTTGCGAATAATGTCTCCGTACCACCTAATGATTCCGTAAATTTAATTCCAGATGGAAGACTTGTTTTAGAGACTGGTGATGTTATCAAAGTTTCATCCAATTCAAATGATGAAATGAATATCGTATTAAGTGTTTTAGAAACTGCTAAGGGATAATCTAAATGTATAATTATACTTCTGGAAGAACAAAAAAAGAAAGTAGAGTTGGATTAACTTCAGATAGATATGAGTTCTTGGCATTAAGTCAAGCTGAACCTGATCTTGGTGATCCTCTTGTTGGTCCCTCTTCTATTGGGGCAAATCCCCCTCCTCCATCTGTTTCTGGAGATCAATACTTATTAGTTGCTAATAGAAATTATCCAGGAAAAAGATATTGGGTTGCATCCTCCCAAGTACTGACTGGTGGTTTAATACCAGGTTCTTTTTCTATTTTTGATGATAATATTCAAGTAGGTGCAGCAAATAGTTTTAATGTTTTCAATGTAGTTGGTGATATCGTATCTGTAGATCCAGTTGGATCGGGAGTTTCAGAACAAACTGGAATTGCGACAATTAGATTTTCTTTGAAAGCACCTGGTCAACTAAATCAAATAATGTATCACGGAAGTGGTAACTTAATTAGAGCAGCAAGTGGTTTTGTTTATTCTTCTGGTAACATTGGAATTGGGAGTAATACCCCAACAGAATCACTAGATGTAAATGGCAACGGAAAGTTTCTTGGTTCTGTAACTGCTTCAAGTTTTGTTGGTGATTTGACCGGAACTGCATCATTTGCATCTGGATTTAGTACAACAGCAAATATCAACACTTCAGGTATTATAACTGCCTCAAATTTTGTAGGGAATTTGACAGGAGAGGCAACTGGATTAACATCAACAGCAAGTGTCAACACTTCAGGTATTATAACTGCTTCTAGTTTTGTTGGTGATGTTACAGGAACAGCAACTACAGCAACCACAGCACTTGGTGTATCAACAACAATTAATATTAATACATCAGGCATTATAACTGCTTCAAGTTTTGTTGGTGATTTAACCGGTACAGCAACTACAGCAACTACAGCACTTGGGGTATCAACAACAATTAATATCAATACTTCAGGTATTATAACTGCTTCTAGTTTTGTTGGTAATGTTACAGGAACAGCAACTACAGCAACAACTTCAACAAATGTAATTGGTGGAATTTCTTCGGTAACATCTTTAAGTGTTTCTGGAGTAACTACAATTGGAACAGCATCTACTAGCACAAATACTCCATTGCAAGTTGAAACTTATGGATTGAAAACTGGTACAGGGAATTTTATTGCTTCGGTAGGAATTAGCACAACAATAGATTCATTTTCAATCGTAGATACAGATTTTAAACTAGTTGAATACTCTGTACATATTGGGTTCAGTAGTAGTATTCAAGTACAAAAAGTTTTAATTATGCAGGATGGCATTATTGCAAATGCAGAATCTTACGGAATTATGTACAATCAAAATCCCTTGGTTTCAATTGGAGCAACTTTAGATGGAAATAATTGCAAATTGCAAGTTACCCCACAATCTGGAGTGAATGGAATAACAACTTATAGATTCGTAAGAGGAAGTTTATTATAATTGATTTGTCATTTCAAATAGAAACATAAATACTTTAAAACTCTCATGGCAGATAAAAGTTTCGGTTTAAATCAACTAAATTTTACTGGAATAGCAGGAACTTCATTAATTGAAAGTGAGAGTGGGTTGCAAATTAATTCCCCTTCAGTTGCTATTAGCAATGATCTCTCCATTGGGGGAGAAGTTGATTCAAATATAATTCTATCTAGTTCTTTTTCCATTGGTATTGGTTCAACACAACCAAAAGAAAAACTTGATGTTGTTGGGAATATAAATGTTTCTGGTTCTGTAACTGCAACTTCTTTTGTTGGTTCCGGAACAAATCTTACTGGGGTAGCAAAAAATACCATAACAGCAATTGACGAAAATACTTACTATTATCCAGTTCTTACTCCATCAAATGCAAGTGCTGGAACTTATTCAACTGTTGTAATACCTTCGGATAAAATTACTTATAATCCTGCTGGTTTGATTGGAATTGGAACAAGCACTCCAAATTATAATGTAGATGTTGTTGGTACTGGAAGATTTACAGGAAATTTAACTGCCTCTAGTTTTATAGGAAATTTAACTGGAACAGCAACCTCTCTTGCTGATGCAGCAAATATAACTACTGGAACTATAAGTTCATCAAGACTT